CTCCTTCCATTGTATCTGAATCCAGCCAATCAGTTATTTCAATACCACCTTTTGCAATACCATCTGAATCTACTGTAAATCCTGCAACTGTTCCCCTTGTTTTATGTTGATATTGTTTATATAAATCTCTATTATTAATAATAATAATTGAATTTATATCGAAATCTTGTGCAATAGCTTTTGACACTACACTTATAGTTGTATCTGTATCTCCTACATCCGCACTTGCCTCAAATTCCTCCACATATCCCCCTTTTGGACTTTCAAGAATAAATTTATCCCCACTTTTTATGATATCAATCACGCCACCATAGGCATCATCTAAGGCAAGCGCATTTATTGGAATAGATGTTATTGTTCCACTTGCTAAAGATGTTCTTAAAGATGTTAAAAATAATTCATTTGCTCTTTGAGGAGATGATGATCCCGACAATCTCGCACTAGCAACATTATCATCTGGATCATACCCTCCAGTGCCAGTTGTTGTTGTTGTTGTACTAATAGAATTATCTAAAGAAACTTCCAACCATTCAGCTTGCCATTCATCCCATAAAATATTGAACGAACCTCTGAGCATATAATAAAAAACCTCCTCAACGGTGTCTTGTATTCTTCCAACTGGATTAATGTAAACTGGTCGCACCGCTGTTCCGTCATCTTTTGATCTATTATCCTCACTTACAGCTGTAACTAAGCTCCATTTGTAATCTGATTGCTGTTGATTAAATAATCTTGCCTCGCATAATAATTCACTTAATGTTTTGTTAAATGTTGCAGTTTGACCATTTCTCCAAAGTCCAGTAGGTTGTGTATATCCAGTAGTGCCAGCGCCATTATCATAAATTAATGAATTTGGCTCTCCATAAGTTGGAGTATCTCCCCACCAGATATCTTTAACTTCTTGTTTTTGTGTTTCACTTCTTGAAGAATAAACTTTTGTTGTTTGATTTATTCCTCCAATTACACTACCTAGAACAGGATTAAATTGAGATACAGGATTTCCATTCGTATCATAAACATCATAATAATCTCGAGCAGTATTCCCTGCTGGAGGGTATAATAAGTTGTAACCTGGATAAATGGCGTTAGTTGAAGAAGAATGATGTCCATACCATTTATCTCCATTATTATCAATCCATACTCCCAATGTAAATATCTCAAAATCCCAATCCCCTGTGAAGTTTGAATCGGTAGGAATAATTCCTGCATATATTGTACCCTGCCAAGTATAAGAGGGTAATGCAGTGGGATTAAATATTAGCGAATTTCTTATATTATCTATCCATGTTGCAGTATTAGAATCATAATAAAATGTATTTCGGAAAATATTAGTTGCTATGCCTGGATAATTATCCCATATAAGTCCAGATGCATGAGTGCTACTTATATCTGGGCGTAAAAAATACCCATTTGCAAAATCTGAATCAGCTGTTGGCTTTGCTCGAATACTCCAATTTCTTGCACAAGTAACAACTCCTACTCCTTGATCATATTGCAAATCAATTCTTATATTAAACCCCCCGAAACCACTCGCTCCAGTTATAGTTCCTAATGAACTTGATGTAATATTATCTATACTATTTGCAGAAACTCCACCACCTGAAACTAAAGGAAAATTTATAAAATAATTATTATTTGAAATTGATTCAAAATCAACATTAACCTCTTTTAATTTAGGATAGTAATCCCATTTGCTTCCCTCTAATTTTTGCAATCCACCTTTAAATCCTCCAGCATTGGTTTCAATATCTTGACTATATAACGAAAACCATGTATCTCCTAAATACTCTTGACTGCTTGAAAAAACTCCTGCCTTTGTCCAAATCTGACTATCCACATTATCAGGAGTTGCTAAAGTTCCGATATCCGCTGTATTATATAATCCAACTTGAGTAAACCAAAATCTATTCTTCCAAAAAACTACTCGCATACCCCACATTTTACAAATAGATTCCAATACTTCATATACATTTTTAACCTTATATAATCCCTCTTCAGTTACTTCATAAGATCCCAACATCTGAGCTTGAGTATAATCTAAAGGGCAATTGTTTACATCAGGAGATGGGTGATCTTCATACCACCAATCAATAGCAGTTGAGAATGTATAATCTCCAACATCACCATCAGTAGAATCGGAATCAGGGGTATTGCAATATTCCAAAATAGTTTTAATCCAATAAATAAAAGTTTGATATCCATCACTTATATAAGTATCAGCAGAGGCATAAGGATTGGTGCCTTGAGTTTCTACCATATCGTAGTTTTTCAATAGCCCAATTCCATCTGTTGCTGTTAATTCTATCTCATAAGGTTTTGACACATCTTCCTTAGCACTTAAATCTATTGTAACATTTCCGCTCCATAAAGGTTCGTTTGAAATATTACTATTATTCCAAATAACAAGGGTTACATCTCCTTCCTCATAGGTTTCTCTTAAACTTGTTATAAATTGTTCTAACCATTGTCCTCTAATAGTTGTATCAACAACTAGGGAAATAGTACATTTTGAAGCTATTATAGGGCTAAATTTTTCCTGCCCACTTGTATCATATTTGATATTTATACCACCACTTCCAGCTGATATTTCGGTGGTAGCTCCTGACCAATTTTTGTCATAGATCTTAAATAGATAAATTCGCCCATTATTAGAGATGCATGAACCATTGAATCTATCTTTATGTGTTATTGCCATCTATATGAATCTTTCTCTTGATATTTCTGCTTTGTCTGAAACTAAAACTATATTTTCTCCTTTTATTCTACCATGCACATCAACAGAACCACCTCCCATCATCCCCATTAATTTATCCAAAGGAGATACAACTTCAGGATTAAAAGCACTGGTGCCACTACCCTCTCCTATAAGTCCTAATGTTGGTCCTGTAACCAATCCGCCTTGAGCAAAAGCTGGAACTAATTGATTAAAAGCAGTTGTTGCTAATCCAGCAGCAGCACCTGCCACTATTGGAATCATCCAAGGAGTGATTGCTGTAGTTGCTAGAGCATTTCTTATTGCAGCGGCTACTCCTTCCCCAATCAATCCTTTAATAACTCCTCTTATTGATTCCTTTACCTTTTCTCCAAATAAATGAAAATCTTCAGCTCCAGATTGTAAATTAGCTCCAAGTTCCTCTCCCATTTTTTCTAATCCATCTGAAACACTAGCAAAGAAATCTACCCAGAATTGTTGTAAAGATGTTAGTGTTTCCTCTGTTGGTTCTATTAAACTCTCTAAATATTCCTGATAAGTTTCAAACGCTTGCTCAGTATTCCCTAATAATGGGCCATCTCCTTCTTCATCTTCCTTTCCACCACCTCCACCAACTCCACCAACTCCTATTGTTTTCCCTAAATTAAAATCTCCAAACATACTCATGATTTCTCCTCCTGTTTTCAGCATTGCATCTTTAAAGCTGCCAAATTCATTCTCATATTCTTTGGTTTCAACTTTCATATCCTCAAGCCAATCAGTAACAAAGTCAAATGGAATTTCAGCTTTACCAAAAAATCCTGCAATCTTATTATAACTCTCTATTAATAAGTTTAAAGGATTAATTTTTACTAAAAATTGAACAGCTGAGATAAGTGCATTTCTCCACCAACTCCAATCACCCAATCTTTCTTTAAATGCTTCCCAATTTTCCCTCACATAAGCAAATGCAACTACCAATCCAACTACAGCTGTTACAGCTAGTCCGATAGGACTTATTAAGGCACTAAATGCTACTGCTAGTGTACCTACAAAACTAACAATAGGACCTAATGCGGCTGCTAATATACCAAAAGCTACTATTGAATTTTTCATACTTCCATCTAACCCACTCCACCATCCTAATAAATCTTTTACTCCTGTTAAAAGTTTTGAAAAAATAGGTATTAATGATTCTCCTAATTCTATTGCAACTCCTTCAGCTTGTGATTTCAACCTTCTTAAAGCACCACCTACCCCACTATCCATAATCTCTGCCATTTCTTTAGAAGTACCACCAGCAGCATCTATTTCTTCTCTATATTTTTTTGTTTGATCTGTATTTTTTGCTAATATTAATCCAGCTGCAAATGCTCTTTTTCCAAATAAATCTGTAGCTGTTTTTACTTTATTTGTAGATGCATTTATTTTAGCCATGGCATCCTCATAACTTATTCCTTTAGTAGCTAATTCTACAAATATCTTTCTTAAATGAGTTCCCATTGTAGATGCTTCCATTCCTCTATCAGCTAACACCATCATCTGAGCAGTAAGTTCTTCCAATGGTATTCCTACAGCAGCAGCAGTTGAACCTACAGTTGGCATAGCAACACTTAATTTTTCCATATCAATAGCAGCACTTGAACTCGCTAAAGCAAATATATCCGCCACTTTAGTTGCCTCAGTAGTTTCCATACTGAAACTATTTAAAGTTGATGCTACTATTTCTCCGCTCTGAGCTAAATCATGTCCTGTGGCTTGGGATAATTGTAAAATAGATTCAGTGGATGTATTGATTTGATCTGTAGTAAATCCAAGTTTTGCTAATTCCAACTGTAATCCTGCAACTTCACTTGCGGTAAACATTGTAGAAGAACCTAATGCTTTGGCTTTATCTTTTAATGATTCAAATTCAGAACCTGTAGCTCCACTAACCGCTTTCACTTTAAGCATTGCTTGTTCAAAATCTGCAAAGGTTTTTATAGCTACTCCTCCTAATGCTAGAACTGGCATGGTAATATTTCTAGTCATATTGGCTCCTGTTCGCTTCATTGAAGAGCCAAATCTCTTTATGTTCTTTTGAGCTTTTTTCATTGCTCTTTCAAAACCTCTAAGATCAGCTCCAAAAACTATGTTTAACATTCCGATACTTTTACTTGCCATGTTCTTCCATTTTCTTTATATATTCAGCTTTCGCCTTCAATTTTTTATAATTTATTTTAGCTTTTTTATCATTCTTTTCCCAAGCAAAATGAATCAAATCTTTTAATTTTAATTGTTTGCCTCTTGGTATTTGGATATTTAATAAATAACAAGTTTGCCATCTTATTCTTTCCCATGCACTTCTATCTCTTAATTGCTCTAATTGAAAGAATCCATCCATTTTATTAAAAAAGTGTCTTGGAATCATATCATAAAAGTCCTCAACACTCATTCCCATTTGCCCAAAAGCAATGCCCTCAATTTTATCCCAAGTTAGCTTTTTGCTTTCTTGGGCTTTTGCTTTTTTTCGTTATTACCCCCCATCATTTCAGCTAATACTTCCATGCATCTTGCAATGCCTTCCATATCGCCATCCATACTATCTGCTAATTCATCTAATGATAGTACGCATTTTTGTTTAGCTGCCCTATGTCCATCTTCAATACCACAATGAATCAAAATTAAAGCATCATTCAAACTCATATTTTCTCCTATATTGTTTAAATCTGCTAATGTTGTTCCTGTTTGCATTGAGTATTTTCTAAGAGCATTAAAGCCAAATTTGATTGGATATTTTTTCCCTCCTAATTCTACAAAAGTA